GCTTTCATCAATTGCCATCAATGCTCTGTACGCCATTAAAAATTTTTCAGCAGCTTCCATTCCAGGTTTAGATGAGAAGGCTTCTATGTTCATGACAAACAAAGTCAAAGACGGATCTCTAGTTTGTTCAAATAATTGATCTAACAGTTCTTGATCTTGTTTAGATCTAGAGCTTGGAGCAGACCATTGAAATGTTCTGCAATCAATATGTTCTGGTAAATGCGTAGGTATCTCTTGTTCTATCCAGTTCTTGTAAACACCTTTTGGTGCAACAATAATAGCACCTTCAATCTTGCCTTCGTCATATAACATAGCAATATTGTCTAATAATATTTTTGACTTGCCTGTTCCCATTTCGCAGAACAAAGCAAAGTTTTTCTTTTTATAACTTACTTTTAACGCATCAATTTGATGTTGATACGGTTTTGTTTTAAAGCGGTAGTCCATGGTTTGCGCCATCCCTCCTCCCAATTCTTTCTTTATAAAATTAATTAGTTTTCTTTCTTGATTTATTATATAATACATGCTATATAATTTGTCAAGAAAGTAATTATGACTGTATACTGTATACAAGAACCGAGAGGGACTGCCGACGGCATTCCTAAATATGACGTGTTAGAAGCATTGCCATACGGTGAAGTAAAATTTTTATTTTCTGAGTTTGCTCAGTTAATGAAAAGTTCGGGTGCAGCCATAAACTCGTTAAGAAAGAAACTTAAAGGTTTTAGTGATGAGGACTACTTGATAGCTGCTGGAGACCCAGGGTTAATTGCTATATCGTGTTTAGTAGCAAGTGACTTAAATTTTGGTAGAGTAAAATTATTAAAATGGGATCGTAAAGCTAGTAAGTATTATCCATTATCGATAGACCTTTACAACAAGGAGAAAGAAGATGATGAATGAAATCGATTATAACGGTGATACAATAGACTTTGAAACTGATCAATTGGAGAGAGTGAATGACTCTGGTCTCCTGAGCATCGCGGATTGTTGTCAAAGATTGGTCGATCTTGAGAACGAAGCATCCACCCTCGAGAATCAATTGAAACACATAAAAGAAGAAATGTTAAGTGTCAGGAATGAAAAAATACCTGGTCTGATGCGAGAAAAGAACTTGACACAACTTAAATTAAATGATGGAAGTGCCATAGAAATAAAGAATTTTTACGGAATTAGTGTGCCAAAGGATCCCGATGAACGGGCAACGGCATATCAATGGCTTCGTGACAATAACCTAGGGGATATTATCAAGAATGAAATATCAGCTAGGTTCGGTCGTAACGAAGACGGAAAGGCATTGGAATTTTCCAAGTTAGCCACCGCCAATGGGTATGAGGTTCAACAAGATTTAAAAGTTGAACCCATGACTCTGAAAGCAACTCTTCGGGAACTGCACGAAAAAGGTGCAGAACTACCACCCGAGGATATTTTTAAAACGTTTGTTGGTAGGCAAGCAAAAGTTACAAGGAAAAAATAACAATGAATAAAGTAGCAAAAACAACGAAAAACGAAATAGCGTCAGTAGACACAAATATGTTTATGGCCGACGCAGAAACACAGAGCGGTCTTGAGAACGTAAGTTCCACAGACGATTTAGCACTTCCATTTTTGAAAGTGTTGAGTCAACTCTCTCCTCAATGCAACAAGACAAGTAATAATTATGTTGAAGGTTCAGAGCCGGGCATGATTTACAATACTGTGTCTGGTAGTTTGTATGACGGAGAACAAGGTATAGACATTATACCTTGCCATTATAAACGTGAGTTTATAGAGTGGGGCGAGCGCGGTAAAGGCAGCGGTGCACCCGTAGCAATACATGGAGCTGATTTTGATATCAGTCAAGCACCTCGTGATTCTAACTATCAAAACAGAATGGCTAATGGTAACGTCATCGACGAGACTGCAAATCATTATGTCTTAGTGGTTAGTGAAAATGGTTACGAGCAAGCGCTTATTACTATGAAAGCTACGCAAAGAAAAGTTTCACGTAAGTGGAACTCCATGATGCTTGGTTTGAAGATGCAAGGTAAGAACGGACCTTTTACACCGCCGTCTTACAGTCATACTTACAAGCTAAGAACTGTGCCACAGTCCAATTCAAAAGGGACTTGGTTTGGGTGGGACATTCAAAAGATTGGTCCCGTTAGTGATAAAGGCATTTACGAAGCAGCTAAATCTTTCTCACAAGCAGTGGGTAAAGATACTGTTAAGGTGTCACATGAAGAAGAAGCGCAAGCAGCGACTTCTAATTCATACTAATATTAAGGGCGGCGCAAGCCGCCCTTTTTACATAGAGGGACACAATGAAAGACAAATTTATAGAGATATTTAGTGGGTTGAATATTGCCTATGGTAAATTTATACCTGAAGATAAAAACGATGCAGGTAAACTGCAAGGTAAAAATCAAATTATTAGAGAGCCCGAAGGTCTGCCCGAACATTTGTGGGAAGATCATTTAAGTGGCAAAACAAGTTTAGGAATTATACCAATTGATGAAAACAATTCTTGTAGGTGGGGATGTATTGACATTGATATTTACAATGGTTTTAGTCATATTGAGTTAATTAAAAAGATTAGAAAGCATGGGCTACCTTTGATTGTGTTTAGATCAAAGAGTGGCGGAGCTCATGTCTTTATGTTTTTCACTGTCCCTGTGAAAGCTGGTCTCGTGCAGTCCAAGTTAAAGGAGTTTGCTTCTTTTTTGGGTTGTGCGGGATCGGAGATATTTCCAAAACAAACTAAGTTGTTATTAGATAGGGGACAAACAGGAAACTATCTAAACCTTCCGTACTTTAATTCTGAAGATAGTCAAAGATATGCTTTAGATGACGATGGTAATCCTTGTAGTATAGAACAGTTTTACACGTTGTATGATATTTATGCGCAAGAGGCAGCAGATAAAGAGTATTTAAAACTAGAAGATTTTTTTGTGGGTGGTCCACCATGTTTAAATACATTACATTCAAACGGTATACCTGAAGGTGGTCGTAATGAGACAATGACAAACATAGCTGTTTATTATCAAAAGTCTGGTGAGAAAAAGATTAAATTAAAACTGTTAACGGTCAACGAAGATATATGTGATCCACCATTAGACGAAAAAGAAATTGATATTATAGTTAATTCTATAACTAAAAAAGAATACGACTATGGTTGTAGCAAAGAACCTCTAGCATCTAACTGCAATAAGAAAGAATGTTACAAACGTAAATATGGTAAAGGTAAAGTTGATCTTGAGATTACTCCTGCCGGTCTAGAACGATTTGGAGTGGAACCTCCTATATGGTTTATGACTTTAGATGGAGGCACAACCTTAGAGCTTACAACGGATGATCTTCAATTACAAACACGTTTTCAAAAAGCGTGTATTGAACAGTTAAAGATTATGCCAGGAACCATACCTGCTCCACGTTGGGCAGAGAAAATCAATGCGTTACTCGGTGAATCAACCGATAGCCCTGGTATAACAGGCACGAGTAATACGGAGATATTTATAGACTATCTAAAAGAATGGTGCACAAACAAAGGTGCGGCAGAAACTAAAGAAGAAATTAGTTTAGGTAAACCATGGTTAAATAGAGAAGCTAATACTAATCGTAAACATCATTTTTTACTAAAAGATTTGGAAGACTTTTTGCAAAAGAAAAAGTTCAATGCATTCAACAGGACTAAGATAACTTTTGTTTTAAAAGATAAAGTAAAAGGTGAGAAGATAAGTTTACGAATGAATTCTTTTGGGGACAAAGATAAAATTATAAAGGTGTGGACCATTCCAGAATTTGTTGACGAGATGGAGGACATTGAAACAGTTATACCCGACATGAAAGACAAGAAAGAGTATGAGGCGTAATGGCTGAAGTTATTAAACTATTAGGGCCTCCAGGAACAGGCAAGACCACAACTCTTTTAAATTATGTGGAAGAAGAGATGGAGAAAAATGACATTGATAAGATAGGTTATTTTTCTTTTACTAGAAAAGCAGCACACGAAGCAAGAGACAGAGCCATGGAAAAGTTTGATCTTGAAGCAAAAAGTTTCAAATGGTTTTCTACGTTACATTCTTGTGGTTATCATTCTATAAATTTAGAAGGACGTGCTGTCATGGGTAAAGTGCAGTACAAATCTTTTGGCGATAAGATAGGGTTGAAAGCAAAACTTTCTGTAGATAAAGAAACAGGTTTATCTGACAATATATACTTAACTCATCACAACCTAGCTAGAGCAAGAGGTATACCACTACAAGAGCATTACAAAAAGTATGTTGACTCATCTGTTGTGGAATGGAAGTTCTTAGAATATTTTTCTCAAGCATACGATCAATACAAAGAGGTCAACGGTTACATTGATTATTCTGATATGTGTTACGAGGCAGTTAATGAAAACTTATTACCTCAACTTGATGTAGTTTTTATAGACGAAGCGCAAGACTTGACTCCTTTGCAATGGTCTATGGTAGAACATTTTGCATCAACAGCAGGTAAACTTTATCTCGCAGGTGATGACGATCAAGCAATCTACAGATGATTGGGCGCAGACGTTGAAAGATTTATAGAATATCCTGCTACAGAAATAACACTTCCTCAATCCTATAGAGTTAAAAAACAAATACAGGAATTTGCTGATGGTATAATTAGTATAACTAAAAACAGAATTGAAAAAGAATGGGAACCAAGAGAAGAAGAGGGTTTACTAAAGTATCACCAAACCATTGAAAGTGTTGATCTTTCTATTGGCAACTGGTTAATACTTGGAAGAGATAAATTTATATTAAGTAAACTAGAGGAGGCCTGCCGTAACCAAGGTTTATGGTATGAGAAACAAGAATATAAAAAGAATGTAAGACCTATACCTCAAAGAATGTTTGAAGCAGTTATAGGTTGGAACGAATTAGTTGAAGGTAATCCAGTAGACAAAAAAACAATTAAGAAAATATTTTATTATAAGAAAGTCGCAGAAGGAACGAATGATAAAATAGATATAATGAATGATAGTCATTTATACGATATGGATACTTTGAAAGTATTACTAGGTCCTTTCAGTGTTGGTGAATGGCATCAAGCATTAGACAAAATTAATCTTAAAGATAGAGCATATCTTTTACGTCTTGGTCTTGGAGAAGAAGATATAACTAAGAAACCTCGCATAAAAATATCTACAATTCATGGTGCAAAAGGTGGCGAATCTGATAATGTATTACTTGCGACAGATATGAATTTAAAAACATACAACGCGTACCAGAAAGACTCCGACGATGAACAAAGAGTATTTTATGTTGGCGCTACAAGAGCAAAGGACGAACTGCATGTATTATTACCGCAAACAAATATGCACTTTAGGTTTGCGTTATGAAATGTTGGAGTTGTGATCACGAATTGATATGGGGCGGTGACCACGACACTGAGTGGGAAGATAACGAAGAAGAAGAACACATGGTTGTAACAAACTTATCGTGTCCAAATTGTACGGCTGTAGTAATAGTTTATCATGTAAATGTAGAAAGAAAAAATAATGACTGACAATGTAAATCATCCACCACACTACAAACAAGGGGATATAGAATGTATTGATGCGATTAAGTCTGCACTTGGAGATAGTTTTAAATTTTATTTACAAGGTAACGCTATAAAATATTTATGGAGACATCAACATAAAGGGAAAGTTATAGAAGACTTGGACAAAGCAATATGGTACATTAACAAACTGAAAGAAGAATATGAATAAGTTTGTATACAACGCACCAACTGAATGGACACCGAAAGATTATTATCCTGACTTGTCTAATGAAAAATTAATCGCGATTGACTTAGAAACGTGTGATAGAAATTTAACAACTCACGGTTCTGGTTGGGCAACGGGTGATGGTTATGTAACCGGTATAGCTGTAGCAACTGCTGATTGGCAGGGGTATTATCCAATAGCTCATGGAGGCGGAAACCTCAATAAAAAGAAGGTGTTAGACTGGTTTAAGAGTGTAGCAAAACTTGATTGTGATAAAATTTTTCATAATGCGTCGTACGATTTAGGATGGTTAAGAAGTCTAGGGATAACGGTCAACGGTAAAGTACATGACACGATGATCTCAAGTGCATTGATAGATGAGAATAGATACTCATTTACGTTAAACAGTTTGGCAAAAGAAAAACTAGGTGAAACAAAGAACGAAGATTTATTATATAAAGCAGCAAAAGAGTTTGGTGTTGATCCAAAGAAAGAGATGTACAAGTTACCATCAATGCATGTAGGTGAGTATGCGGAATACGACGCACGGCTAACGTATGATCT